GTGCTCACCGAGAGACAGATCCGCGCACTCAAGCCGGCCGAGAAGGAATACACCCTCAGCGACGGGCGCAGCGCGCGGGGTGAGGGTGTCTTGATGCTTCGGGTGCGGCCCAATGGCACGAAGGAGTTCTACTTCCAGCGCCGGAAGAACGGGCGGAAGCTGAAGACCAAGCTGGGCACCTGGCCGACGATGGCGCTCACGGAAGCGCGGGACCGGTGCCGCGAGGAGAAGGAGATTCAGGTCGAGGCTGGCACCTTCAAAGAGTTGATGGCCGCCTATGTCGCCAAGCTGAAGCAGGAAGGGGCAGCCAGTGCCGAGCACGTCGAATGGTCCTTCAAACACTACGTTTCCGAGCCGTTCCCCACCCTGGTGGAGCGCCCCGCGGTGTTAATCGGGCCGGCCGATATCCGCGACATCCTGGCCAAGATGATTGCCGGCGGCGTCACGACGATGACGAACCGGGTGCGCTCTCGCCTTCATTCGGCGTTCCAGAGTGCCCTGCAGCAGGACTACAACCCCCGCACTTACCTGGAGCAGGAAAGCCGCTTCGGCCTGACCAGCAATCCGGTGGGCAGCATCCCTGTACAGGAAGACTGGGAGCAGCCCGGGGATCGGGCTCTCACGGATAAGGAGTTGCAAGCGCTCTGGCACCTGCTGCCGGAGAGGCTATCCCTCACGACTTCCGAGTTGCTCAAGTTCCTGATCGCCAGCGGTGGCCAACGACCGGAGCAACTGCTTCGCTCTGATCGGACGATGTATCAGCGGGACCATGTGATGATCCGCAACGGGAAGGGCGGCGAAGGTGAACGGGCGATGCATGTAGTGCCATACAACAAGCTGATGCGGGCGAGCCTGAAGGAAATGGACTGCATCTGCGAGAAGAGCGCGTATCCGTTCCAGGGCAAGGAGGAGGGGAAATCACTGAACCCCCAGTCTCTGTCTAGGGCGGTGACGAAGCTGTATGGCCGGCATCACAAGTCGTTCAACGGCCCGTTCACGCTTCGGGACATCCGTCGGACTTGCAAGACGCTGATGGCGAAAGCCGGGCTCACCAAGGAGCTGCGGGACAGGATCCAGGGCCACGCCTTCAACGATGTGTCATCCAAGCACTACGACCGCTACGACTACTTCCAAGAGAAGAAGCGTGGCCTCGATCGCTGGGCCGCCTGGCTCGAAAAGAACGTCATCGACACCAAGAAGTAGGGCCGCTCACGCGGCCCTTGTTGGCGTCCATCCCATCGGGTTTTCCAGCCAGCGGTTGATATCGGATTGCCTCCAGCCTACTCGCCCGGGCGTGATCTGTACCGGACTGGGGAAGCGCTTGACCTTCACCTCCCGCCAGAGTGTCGAGCGCGCCAGGCTGGTGGCTTCCAGCACCTCGGCTTCCCGCATGAATCTGTCCAGTTCAGCCATCTTCACCACCTATCCACTCTGTCCGCTTGAGGGTTTCTCGCAGCTCGGTGACTTTTTCCGGCGTTGCAAACCGAGCCGTAGGTGATATGCCAGTTCATGCCGGCTCCTTATGGATAATGTCGGCCTCGGCGAGCTCGCAGAAGAAGCTGCAGGCCGGGATGGCTTCGTTGCGGCGGATCGGCCCGGGAGGAAGGTCGCGGAGCGAATAGCGTTCCCCGGTCTGACGGTTGCGGAAGAGGTACGAACCCGGGCCAAGCTCGTCCTGCACCTTGCACAGGGCTTCGAACTGCTCGGGGAAGTCCTCCCGGATCGCCCGGAAGTAGCCTTCTCCGCCTTTCACGCAGCCGATGCAGTTCGCGTTCTCGTAGCCCTGGCGGTACATGGCCGGCAGTTCGATGCCGGCGCGCGCGATGATGGCTTTGCAGTCCTCCTTGCCCAGGCCGCGCTCAATCAGCGGCGCGATCACCGGGCGGTCGGGGTTCCGCTCCCGGAAGTCGTCCAGGCGGTGCTCTTCTTCCGCAGTGAAGCCGAGCACCATCACGTCGCCGGGACGCTTCCAGGTGTCCAGCAGGCGACGCTTCAGCAGCTTGGTGCAGGGCGCGCCAGTGCGGCCCTTCATGTAGCGCTCGCGGCGGAAGACGTTGAGTACGTCGGCGCCGTACTTTTCGTCGCGTAGCGCCGTGATTTTCCGGCCAGTCCAGACCTCGCAGTCGGCAAGGAAGCGCCGGTTGTCCTGATGCTCGTTGGCCAGATAGGCATTGAGGAACTGGACGTCGTGGGTATCGCCATACTGGGCCAGGGTCAGCTTGCCTGCGACTGCTGAAGCTGCGCCGCAACTGAACTGGACCACGATACGTGCATCGGCCGGGAGCTGGTTCATGCAGCACCTCCCTGCGCGATATAGAGCTTGGCTACTGTGTAGCCGTCCTCCTCCCAGGACTCGGCCCGGTTTGCGTCCCGCGTCCAGTCCTGCACATCGCCGTCGTGCAGTTGCACGAACATGAAAGGCTTTGGCTCGGCCGGCTCTTTCGCCAACAGCAACGCCTCCATGTAACGGATGGCATCCATAGCTTCGTCGGTGTTTTCTCCGAATACCTTGAAGGCTGTTGCTACAGCGCAGGCTACGGCGGTTTTCCAGTCCGCTGGAGGATGCTCGGTGGGTTCGTCCGCTGCCCAGCCGATTGCACGCCGCCGGCGCATGAGGTTGAGCGCTGCGGCGGCTTCGTGGGTCAGATGGCTGTGTTGGCTGCAGTTGCCGGCGGCCAGGTTGTCGACGAACTCTTGCAACGCATCCAGGGCGGCGAGCTCGTGGCCTGCGCTCCAGGCTACAACCTCTCCGCCGTCTACTTCCTTCGGGACGTCTTTGCCGGTGGCGCCGCGGATGACGATGGTGTCATAGCGTGGTGTGCTAGCCTTCTCGGCGCCGACTTCGGGGGTTTGTACTTGCATGGTGCTTCTCCTTGGGGTTGGTCAGGCCCTGGTGAGTTGCCGCTCACCGGGGCCTTCTTGTTTCCGAACTCAGGCCCAGCGTTCGCGGAACTCCGACCAGATGGCGTCGCCGTTGGGCAGGTAGGTGTGCACCTCTTGTTCTGGTGTGTTGTCCAGGCGCAGGACCGCGAGGCAGTCGTCGAACAGGCCCAGGTCAAGGCGGCGCAGTTCGGTCAGGTCGAAGGGAAAGGACTGCCCGTTGTAGAGGCCCAGTAGAAAGCGACCGATCACGCCGCTCTGCCCCGAATCGCGCTGGGCGACAGACACCAGGCGCTGCAGCGCCTCGATGCCGGCCGTGCGAATCGCGGGCCGCTCCTGGTCGACCTGGAACAGTTCGTCGAACACGTCCCTCATGTTGCGGTGGGTTGCTGCGAGGCTCATGCGCTCGCTCCCAGCATGGCCAGGACGGCCGGTGCGTAGTAGCCGGCGATGACCAGGACGACCAGGGTCAGGCCGGTGAGCGTCAGCGTGGCAATCCATTCGCCGCGGCTGTGTTCGTAGAGCGGGGTTTCATCGTTCTGCATGGTGCTTCTCCTTGGGGTTGTTGCCCGGGCGTTGCCGCGCCCCGGCGGGGTTGTCAGACGAGCTGAAACAGCCAGCAACGGACGGTCTTCGGCTTGTCGAACGCGTCGACCTGGCGACCCGAGTTGATGGCCTTGTTGGATTCGATGAACTTCGGGGACTTGCTGGTCTTGAGCAGCCGCTTGAGCTCGCCCAGGTTGGGGACCTGCTGCCGCTTGTTCGCCGCCACCTCGATGAACTCGTTGAGGTTCACGGCCACGAACTCCTTCTTGCGGGAATGGTTGAGGTTGCCGGGCAGTTCGTTCAGCGGCCCGTTGAGGAACTCGAAGAGGTCCCAGAACTCACGCACTACCGGATGGTCGGCGTTGATCGCCTGTTGACGCTCCAGGGCCATGCGGCTGACCTCGGCGTGAACCAGCTGGGCGCGTTCGCTGTCCAGCGGTACCACCAGCTGCAGGCAGTCCACCAGGCTGCGCAGTTGGGCGTGGTTCTTGGCGATCCGCACGGTGCGGATGCCCGGAATGGCCAGCAGCTCTTGCTCGTAGCCGGAGGTGCGCTCGTCCAGCAGAGCCATGATCTTGGTCTCGGGCTGCAGGGCTTTCACCAGGAAGCCGCTGAGCTGCTCCACCGGCATGCGCTCGAGCAACTCGGCCAGAAGCTTGGTCTCCGGGGTCTGGTGTTCGCGGGTCAGGTTGACGTGGCCCAGGCGCTGCAGGATCGGCTCGGAGGCGTTGACGGCGTTGTTCTGCGCGATCAGCAGGGCGCCGCGGAACGGTGGTTCGCGGGTGTCGTTGCCGTTGTTCTTCACGCCGGTGGAGCGGACGCTGCGGCCGTTGTAAGCGGTCTTGAGCTCGTCCCAGTCGAAGTGCTTCACCGGTGCGCCTTCCTTCTGCTCGCGCTCGGACTCGATCAGCACGACCGGCAGGTTGCCAACCTGGGCGAAGTTGCGCGCGCGACTGGCGGGGGTGGCCTTGGACGGGTCGAAGCCTTCGTACTCGGTGCGGCCGGTCAGCTTCCAGCAGAGCTCCACCAGCGTGGTCTTACCGGAGCCGGCCTCGCCGATCAGTTCCAGAAACAGATAGGACTTGTGAATCTGGCGGATCTGCTCGGCGTAGAGCGCACCGAGCCACCAGGCCAGCACGACTACCCCGCGCACGCCGAAGCACTTCCAGAACATCTCGAACCAGCCTTCGTTGTAGGCGGCGAGGTCCGGGTTGATGTGCAGCACCGGCGACTGGCTCTGGCTCTTGATGCTCAGGCGGTCGATGTCGAAGAAGTCTTCCTCGTTCAGCTTGTAGACCTTGCCTCCGGCGATCGCCAGGTCGTTGAAGACGTATACGCCGTGCTCGCGGGTGTAGCCGATCCAGTCGATGGTGTGCACGGACTTGAGGCGATCGAGCTGGGGCTCGAGCATGCGCTCCAGCTGCTGCGGGGTGCCGGTGAACATGGCGCCGTTGCAGACGTTCAGCAGGCGTTTGCGGAACTCGGCCGAGGCGGAAATCTGGGCTGAGGTGAAGGTCGCCTTGACGGTCGGCGCGTCCGGGCGCTCCACGCGGAAGTAGTACCAGGCCTCGTCGGTCTGCTCGTTGCGCATGAAATAGAGCGCCTGGAAGTAGCAGTTGCCGATGCGAACCACGCAACCGGCCCGGCGTAGCGCCCTCTCGCGGCGCTGCTTGTCGTTGAGCAACTGGTCTTCCGCGTTCTCCGAACTCTCCAGTTCCTTGATGGCGCGGTCGTAGGCCTCGATGTCGAGCTTGAACCAGTACAGGCGCGAGCGGAACGAGAAATGAAACTCCTTGCGCTCTTTCCAGGAATACATGAGCAGCCCCTTTTCCTCGGCCGTCTCGGCCAGCAGCAGGGCGCCTTCGTGGCGGGCCTCCTCGAGGTCCAGATCGACGCGCTTGGCGCGTGCGTCGTCGCCCTCGATGAACGCCCAGCGCTGGTGCAGGTCGTTCCAGTCGATTTTCCTGGCGCCGCGCTGAGGGATGACCGCGGCATCGCACTTGAAGCCCAGCTCGCGTGCTTCCTTCGCCCAGCGCTGGGCGTTAGCCTTGGCGACTGGCTCGTTGTCCAGCGCCCAGATCAGGCGCGGCATGCGCTTGTCTTCGTCCTGGCAGCGCTTCTTCAGCGCCTTGAGGGATTCGGCGGGGAAGGGCGCGCTGGACATCATCGATACGGCCGCGCGGCCGTTGTGCATCAGGGCGATGGCGTCGAATATCCCCTCGACGATCCACAGTTCGTCGACCTCGGTCGGGTCGAGCGTCGGCGGGCACCACCAGACACCCTTATAGCTCTCACCCTGCTTGAAGCGGGCCTTCTGCTTGCCGAAGCGCTCGGGCCGGTCGATCAGCCGTTCCCAGTAGCCGCCCTTTTCCAGGGCGAAGCGAACGGTGGCGCTGCCGATCTTGAGCTTGTTGTCCCAGTAGTTCTCCTGGGTGAACCATCCATCGATGAGTTCCAGGCGAAAGCCCCGGGCGAACTCCAGGTAGGCGCGGGCAGTGGCGGTAGGGTTGTCGGGGGTAGCCGGCGCCTGGTCGCTCCAGTCGTTGAACAACTCCGGGTAGACGTCCTTGATGTGCACGCGGTGGTCACAGGCCTCCGGGCGGCCGCAGATCAGCATCCAGGGCGAGTCGAAGAAGGTGTACAGCGTTTTCTGGCCGCATTTGTGCGCCGGGCATTTGCCCTTGCGCATGTAGTCGGTCCCTTTCATGTGCTTGAGGCCGTAGTCGGCTTCCAGCTTTGGCAGGACCTTTGCCCGTAGTTTTTCGTGCATCGTCATGAATCAGCGGCCTTACAGGTTGGCGGCGAGTGCGGCGCGGAGCGCGCCTATGGTGCGTTTCTGGCCGGCGAGGGCCGGGTAGTCGTCGAGAATCCGGCTGCTGCGCAGACCTTCCGGCACCGTGCGGTAGCGGTCGTCGTACCAGTGCTGGACCAGGCCGCGGCGGAGTTCGGCGCGCAGGTTGGTGAGCAGGGCTTCTGCTACCGGCTTGGGCATGTCGAACTGGATCGAAACGGCGTCTGGCACGGCCTGTTCCTCGGTTTTCGGGTGCAACTTCCCCAAACCCACGGCAGTGGGGCTGGGCGTCGGATGGTCAGTGGGTGGCCGGAGCGGCCAGGAATCGGTGAAGCAAGAAGCGAGAGGGCAGCGGGGTCATCTGGCCGGTACGACGGTCTAGGACCATGCGCACGCTCTGGTCAGGCCCGGCGGCCATGTCGAAGGCGACCCAGGCCAACCCCTTGGGTAGGCGCTCGCTCATGGCCAGCAACGCCAGGCGCCCCGCCATGAAGGCCGGAACGTCGAGGGAGTTGACCAGGTAGCTGACGGTGCGCTCGAACAGCCCGTCGTCGTCCAGATGCTCGGCGGCGTGCTTCTCGATGAAGCGGCGCGCGGCCTGTTGCATAAAGGTGCGGTAGTCGTCGGTTTGCTGCTGGGTGAACGGGGTGACGTTCATGCGGTGGCCTCCAGAAGGTCGAGCTGGTTGTCGCCCTGTTGACGCATGGCCTCTCGGCGCAGTGCCGTGGGCGCCGGCGGCAGGTATACCGACGGATTGGGCATGCCGGACGGGCTCATTTCGTGGGTCATTTCGAACTCTGCTCGCACCGACCAGCCGCATGCCTCGTTGGTGCATTGCAGATAGGCCACGCGCAGGAAGATGTGCTTTCCATCGCTGGTGCGGATGCGCATCCTCGACGCGCAGTGCGGGCAAACCAGCTTGTAGGTGCTCATTCGCGCGCTCCCGTACCGCTGAGGCGCTGTCCGCGCGGGGTTTTCCGGTGCAGGGTGATCACTGCGCCCACTTCGGCGTGCCTGGCCGCGAGGTGGAGGCGGTGGGCCGCGATGATCTCGGCGATTTCCGCCTCGTCGATCTGCCCGTCCTTCAAGGCCTTGGCGATGATCTGGTCGACCGCGCCCTCGGCCACGTCTGTAGCGAGTGAGCGTTCATACAAGTCGAGGTTGTCGAGCGGCCCGTTGCCCGGCATGGGAGCGAAGACGCCGTCGTAGAGGGCGGCGATGTAGTCGGCCAGGAAGGTGGTACCGCTGACGCTCTCCAACTGGTGAACCTGCTCGTCGGTCAGAGGGCGGTGGCCCGGGTTCTCGTAGACCTGGTTGTCGAGGCGCTTGACGTTCTCCAGGCCCAGGTGCGTGGCGGCACACTCTCGTCCGCCCGGGAAGGCCCCTACGGCGGCCATCACGGCCTTACGGCGGCTATCAAGAATCTGGCGTTTCATCTTCTCGTTTTCCCCGTGTACTGGTCGGACTACTGTTCGCCGGCGGCCTGGCGAATGCCGGGGACGACATCGGCGCCTATCTCTTCGGATAGGTCCTTCAGAATCGCGTAGGCGAGACGACCGTTGGGCAAACGCTCTGCACCAGCCCAGCGAGCCACTACTTGGGTGACATTGCGCGGCTCGTAGCCGCGAGCCAGGGCGAACTTCCGGTAGCTGCTGCCCTTTTCGACGAGGCGTGCACGGATCTGATTAGGGGTCATAGATCGAGTGTTCCCATATAGATAAGATGTACTCACTCGGACATATGTTAGGCACTCAATTGGAAATGTCAACAGATAAAAATGCACAAACGGAAACTTCCGTTAGGCTGCGGTCGGCTTTGGAAGCCAAGGGGCTTTCGATAAAGGAGGCTGCAGAAGCCTGCGAAATTCCGTACAGATCGTTCCAGAACTACACCCTTGGGTTGCGGGATCCGAACGCTGAGGCCTTGGGAACGATAAGTTCTCGATTGGGTATCTCTGTTGACTGGCTGCTTACAGGGGATGGCCAAATGCTCAGAGGCGTACCTGTAGGAGAAGCACACGGTGGGGCAGAGAACCCACGTGAGCAGGCCCTGTTGGCACTCTGGCGCGAACTGGACGAGGGCGAGCAGCGAGAAATACAGCTTGCTGCTGAGGAAAAGAAACGTCTGAAAATTCTGGAACAGCGCCTTGCGGAGCTGGAGGCCGTTGTCGCTGATGCCAAAAGGCTGGCATGATCTGTTCCCACTGAGAACGGATTCGGAGCATCAGCCATGGCTGGTAAGCAGGGACTAGAAACTCTGCAGGTCTCAAAGCTCATAGAAGTTCAGCACCGCACTCTGGCATCGCGTCCAGCGACTTCGAATGCCCCTCGCCCGTTGCGCTTCTCGTGCGCGTTTTTTCTATTCTTTCTTCCTATTAGCGTTCTGGCCTACGAGAAGACCCTACAGGCACACTGTATGGATGAATGGACGAACGATAAGCAAATGCGTGCTTATTGCGTCACAGAACAGCGTAAGGCCGCCAAGACTTTGGCTGGTTACCGCGGGGAGATCAAAGAACGTTGCGAAGAGGAGTGGCTACCTGACTTTGAGATGACTCTTTATTGCGTTAGAGAGCGAAGGGCTTCTAAGAAAAATATCGAACGCAATTACTCAGGATCTCTCCGGAAAGCGTGTGAGCAGGAGTGGGATACGGAGTACGAGATGGTTGAACACTGTATTGAGAGAGGGGAGTGACGATGGCTTTCGATTATAAGAGTGCGGCGCCGGACGCACTAAGGACTGAGTATAACCGCATTGCTGCCGAGATCGGTGATGATCAATTCTTTACGAAGAAAGAGCTGAATCATCTTCCCGAGGTATTGGCTGATGGTGAGCAGGTTTTGGCATTCACCTCTGGCATCATGGATGGTAACACTTGGCTGATTACTCTTACTGATCGGCGGGTGATATTCCTCGATAAAGGGATGCTTTATGGATTGAAGCAGGCTTCAATCGAATTGGACAAGATCAACGCAGTATCAGGAAAGACTGGCCTTTTGTTCGGTGACATCCTTATCCAAGATGGTGGTAGCGAACGCAAGATAACAAACGTCTGGAAGAAGACAGTCACTGCGTTTACCAATAAGGTACGCGATGCCATACATGCTAAGAAGCAGCCCGTCATGGCGAGTGCTTCGACCAACGATGACATGATTAGCAAGCTTGAGCGCTTGGCAGCCCTGCGGGATAGGGGGGTGCTTACGCCGGAAGAGTTCGCCGAACAGAAGGTGAAGATTCTGAGCATCGTGTGAAGCCTGACGCTGTGGCCGGCGCTGCAGCATTCCAGAGAGCAATGCCATTGATACAACAGAATTTGGTCAGACTAAATGTTACTGACGTGTATCCGCAAAGCACCGGAACGGCGCACGCGGGTGGATTTTGCCAGTGCGACAATGGGATGGATTATGCGTTTAAGGCCGCACGGCCGGACTCGCCATTCGTTCCGGCGACAGAGTGGCTGTGCAGTCATTTGTCCATCGCCTGTCGTATCCAAACGCCACCGATGGATGCACTCTATACCAGCGATGGACAGGTCTGGTTCGGCTCAAGGATTGAGGGTGGCAAGCTTGATGAGGATCAGTGTCTGCTGGAGTTGCAGGCCGGTGATATGGCTGCTCGGATTGTGAACCTGCGGGAGCGGCTGTCGATGATCTATGCCTTGGACCTATTCATCAATAATACCGATAGACATGGCAAAAATTACCTGTTCCGCACTAGCCTGGACAGGACGGTGATGATGGCCTTTGACTTCAGTTTTGCTTGGCTGGCCCATGGCCCAGCACTGCGGGGCTATCCTGTAGAAGGCTGCAACACAAGGCAGGCCCACCTGTTCTTCGCTAGGATGTACGGCTTTGATCAGGCTAGCGCCCATGACGTGCTAGACCTCATTCAGGCATTGCCTGACGACTGGATTGACGTGCCAGTGAACTCCATGCCTAACGAGTGGAAGCAAGGGGTGGATATCGGGGCCGCAACGGACTGGTGGAAGAGCGATGAGCGCCCTGCACGTTGCGCAGAGATTAAAGAGGCGATTATGCAATGAATACTATTAAGTATAGCCTTGTACAGTTCACGCCTGATAGAAAAAGAAATGAAACAATTAATATTGGGTTGCTAGTTTTCCTGCCGAACGAAGTTTCTGTTCATATATGTGAGTCTATTAGGAAGATTAGAGCTGTTGATGGGGCTACATCCACTAATGATTTAAAAAATCTAGAGTCTAGGCTGGTTAAAATATTTAGCTCGGTATATCGTGAGTCCATTGACTTTGAGAGTGATTTTGAGTTTAGGCGTAGCATGATGCCTAGCTCGTATCAGTTGAGTGGGCTTGGGTATTTTTGTGCAAATAGCGCAGACGAAGTTAGCTTAAGGCTAAATAAGCTGATGTCCGAATTGGTGATTCCCCCGAAGCCCAGGATGACACGTGAGCGTGGCGCACGGATTATCACAAATATGCGCAATCTATTCAAAAATCATAATCTATTTAGTGAAAGTATTGATGATATTCTTAATCATCGGGTAGTACAAAACTTTCCAATTTCAGATCGCGCAAATCTGCATGCGGACTTTGCATTGAAAAATGGCGTTTATCATATTACGGAGACTATTGATCTTGGCGCCAGGGACGCTTCTGTTAAGTTTAAAGAAGCAGGCTTAAAGTCTTTTATCATGGCTAAGGCGAAACTTGAGTTGGGGAGTGAAACCAGATGCTATGCCGTATACTCTGCAAGCGCAGCTGATGAAAAAGATAAGTCTGAGGCTATAGAGTTATTAAGCGAGGGGTCAGACTATTCATTCAACTTGCGAAGCCAGAAGGATATGATGTCATATATCCAGCGGATGGAAGAGGCTGCAGGAATGCAGAAGCTGCACTAAAGCGCTATTGTTTATTTGGGCACCTTTATGGTGCCCTTTTTATGCCTGCGATTTTTTGTAGCCGCTTCCACTCCCGATCCACCGCGCGTTTCGCCGTCGCCTTGCTGGCGTACAGGTGGTGGAGGCGTCTCGGCCTGGTCTGGTCGCCGGCAGTGATGGTGTGCTGCTTGCCGGTCTTCTCGTCGCGGTACCAGGCCAGGATACCGGTGTAGTTGGTGCTCTCCTCGGCCAGGTCGGCTACGTCGTCGCCATCTGGCAGCTTCGACTCCAGGTCGAGGCTGGTGGTGAAGCTCTCCGGGGTGAACGAGTGCCGCAGGTTGCCGCCCAGCCAGACGATGGCCGCGATTTCCGCCTTGATACCGGCGAGGGTGTACGTCTGGTCGGGTAGCAACTCCGGCCGGCCCCTGGCGAGCGTGTAGGACAGCGTGGCGGTGCCGCGCTGCAGGCGTTTCCACTCGGCGCGCGCGGCACGAACGGCGCTTTGCTGGTCGGTGTAGGTATGCCGCAGCTCCTTGATGTTCTCCCCGCCGCCGGCGATGGCCTCCTTCTTCTCGGCGCTGTTGATCTCGTAGTAGTAGGCCTTCACGCCGGTGTAGGCGTCGCGGTCGGCTTCCAGGTAGCGGTGCTGGTCGCCGTCCTGGCGTGTCAGCACCACATGCGGCAGGGCCAGGCCGCTGGCGGAGGTGCTCTTGCCGGTGGGCATGAACAGCAGCCGGCCGGCCTTCACCGTCGCGATGGCGTCGTGCTCGCTGCCGAGGCGGGCCAGCAGGTTGGCGTCGGACTCGTTGGCCTGGTCCAGGTGCAGCAGCTCGATGGCGCCCAGGGCTGCACTGATCACTGCGGTGAGACCGTGCGCCGAGGCGATGGCCTGCACCACCGCGCCGAGGGTGGTGGCGCTCCAACTGCGCTCGCGCTTCTTCTTCAGTTCGCCGCGCAGATCGACGCTACGGCCGCGGATGTTGATCACGTCCGGCGCGCCGCTGTGTTCGGTCTCGTCCACCGTGTAGCTGCCTTTCTCGATCAGGCCGGTGTCGCTCCAGCCCAGCCACAGTTGCACGCTGGCGCCGCGCGGGGGAATGGCGAGCAGGCCGTCGTGGTCGCTGAGGGTGATTTCCAGCTGATCGGCCTCGATGCCGCGGTTGTCGGTGAGCTCGATGCTGATGAGGCGCTGCTCGACGGCGGCGGTGATGTCGTTGCCATTGACCACTACCCGACAGATCGGCCGTGGATAGTTGCTCGCTTCGCGGTAGCTCCTGGCGGCGCTGCCGAGGTAGGTCTCGGCCAGGTCCACCAGACTCACAGAATCTGCCTCAGGATGTTCCCGGCGCTGCTGATGGCGCTGCCGAGCAGGTCTACGCGGCCATCGTCGATGCGCTTGAGCGAGAGGGTGAACTCGATGCGCCGCGCGGCGCCGTCGCCGAAGAAGATCGTGCGGGTCTCGCTCAGGCTCTCGATGACCCAGACGCCGTAGATGCGGCCGGTGCCCTCGATCAACGGGTAGGCCTTGCCGGTGTCCGCCATGCTGCGCAGCGTATCCAGGCTCAGCACGCTACCTGCGAGGGCTGGCAGCAGGACGCCCTGCAGGGTGATGCTCTCGTCGCCGCGGCCGAGGAATTGGCGTGCGGGGTTGGTGCCGATGCGGCTGGTGCTGCCGTGGCGCCACTCGGTCTGGCGCTGGAAGTCCTGGTAGGCGGCGGTCTCCAGGCTGAACACGAACATGCCGAATGCCATCAGGGCCATGCGGTTCACTCCTTGTCGGTGATGCGGCTGCGGGCGTTGACCTGCCGGCGGTTGTCGAGCTTGGCCACCTCTGCCGCCACCAGGCGTGCGAGCTGTTGCTCGTTCATGCCGGGCGCGGCCTGCACCTGGATGATGATCGGTGCCGGTTGTACCGCTACAGGTCGCGCGGATGTTCCCGCGGGGGCCAGCGGTGGGCGGGAGTCCAGGGCCAGGGCTGAACCGCTGGCGCCGATCGTCAGCGCGCCGGCGGCGGCCAGTTGCTTGGCGAGGTTGAGCACGGCCGACAGCGGTCCCTTCTGGCCGTCCGCGAGGCCCTGCTCGAGGCCGGCCATGGTGAACCCGCCGAGTTCGGCGAAGACGCGGGACGGCGAGTGGATCCCCAGTTTCTGCTTGAACCAGCCGACGGTGTTGTCGCCCACCGCGCTGATGGCCTTCTTCACGTCCCCCAGCTTGTTGCGGATACCGTTCACCAGGCCGTCCAAAAGCATGCCGCCGAAGGCGGAGAATTTGCCTGGTAATTCGACGCCGAAGTAGCTCATGACTGCGGCGAAGGCCCGGTAGAACAGGCCAAGAGGGCTGAAGTCCATGATCAGCTTGCCGATCCCGGCGAATCCGCCGTTGAAGCCGGCTTTCACCTCTTCCCACAGGCCCAGGAAGAAGGCCTTGATGGGCGCCCAGTTCTTGTAGATCAGGTAGGCCCCGCCGGCGATGGCGGTCACCGCCAGGCCGATAGGGTTGAGCATCAGTGCCCGGCCAATCAGCAACACACCGCGCAGGACCAGCGGCAGCGCGTTGCGGCCGAGGTTGAGCAACGAGCCCGCCAGGCTGGCGCCTTGCAGACCGAACAGCGTCAGGCCGTAGCGCACCATGGCGAACGGCCCAAGGAAGCTGGCCAAGGCCAGGGTCACGGCGCCGAAGCCGGCCGCCAGTGCCGCCACGCCAGCGACGACCCTGAGTATCTGCCCAGTGAGTTCGGGGTTCTCCTTGACCCAGGCGCTGACCTTGGCGAGCACCTGGTTGAAGCTTTCGACCAGGCTGATGATGGTCGGTCGCAGTGTTTCGCCCATGCTGGCGGAGAGATTGAAGGTGCGGTTCTTCGCCATCTGCAGGCGGGCGGAGAGGGCTTCGGCGCGGATATCTGCCTCACGCTGCATCGAGCCCTTGCCGGCTTCGGCGTTGGCGAGTTGAAGCTGGCGGCGGTACTCGCCCAGGTTGTTCGCGAGCTTCGCCGCGTCGTCGCCGAACTCCTTGCCGAACAGCTGAGTGGTGGCGCTGAGCTGCTCGGCCTGGGGCAGCTTCTTGATGGACTCCAGCACCATCTGCAGGGTGGCGGTGGAGTTTTTCGCCATGCCCTTCTGGATGGCGTCGGCTTGCAAGCCCAGGGCTTTGAGGCCCTTCTGGAAGCGTTTCGGCTGCTCGTTGGCGATGGCCAGCTCGCGGATCATGGCGTTGGTCGCCGTCGCGGCCACTTCTGCGGACGAGCCAAGGCTCAGGAACGTCGAGCCGAGCGCGGCGGCGTCCTTGAAGCTCATACCCACGGAGGTGGTGATACCTGCGGTGCGCTGGAGGACGTCGATGATGTCGCTACCCTTCGACTGGGCGTTGTCGTCCAGGTAGTTGATCGCGTCGCCAAGCTCGCCCACGTTCTTGATGGGCAGCTTGTAGAGGTTGGCGATGCGCGCGAGGTTCTCGCCGATCTCGTCCGCCGGCAGTTCGAAGGCCGTGGCTGCGTTTGCCGCGGTTTCGGCGAAGACCAGCAGGTTGTCCTTGCCCTGGATGCCCATGCGTGCGCCGCCTTCGACGAGGGCGGCGATCTCGGTGGTGGCCATGGGTATGCGCTCGGCCATGGCCTTGATGGCGCTGCCCATGTCGTAGTAGGTCGCGGTGAGCTGGCCGTTGTCGTCGCGCGCGCCGTCTACCTGCTTTGCCACGCCCAACATCGCATCTTCGAAGTCGATGTAGCTGTTGGCGGCGCCGAGTATCGGCGCCCCCATGGCGGCACCTGCCGCGGCTGCGCCGGCACCATTGGCGGCCATGCTCCCGGCGAGGCCCTGGGACTTCTCGAAGGCCTGCTTGGCGGCGGCTACGCGTCGCTGCTGCGCGCCCAGGCGCCTGAGCCGGGCCTCCTGGGCGCCGATTGCCTGGTTGGCCTGTGCGATGCGCTGGCGCAGCTCGCCTTCGCGCTGGCCGAGGTTGCTGGTGCTGATGCCGGCCTTGCCGAGCTGGCCCACCAGGCGCTGCAGTTCGGCGCGCTGCTCGCCATGCTTGGCCTTGAGCTTGTCGACCTGGGCAGCGGCCGCGGCGAACGACTTCTGGAACCTCGCGGACGGGGCGTCCATGCCCTGGAGCTGCTCGCGGTACTGGCGCAGCCGCTGCTGGGCGCCGGCGAGCTTCTCGGATGTCTGGCGAACCGCTTCGCGCTGGGTGCGCAGGCTGCTGATGTCCTTCTGCTGGGCCTGCAGTGCCTTGAGCTGGTCACGCGATTCCTTGAGCGCTCGGCCCATGCCGGTGCTGCTGCGAGTGACGGCGCGGATGGGCGCTGTGGCGCGGTCGATCGCCTGGAGGATGACCTCGAGCTTCAGGTTATTGGCCATTGTCAGGCTCCCAGCGCGTTCTGGCCCGCTCGCGCCATTCGATCAGGTCGGCCAGGCCCAGCGGGTCCATGTCCGCCGGCGCCCAGTGGAATACAAGCGCGAGGTCCGCCATGGCGTCCTCTACGCGACGAGGGACGCTTCCTTCGCCGATTTCTGCAGCAAAAAACCGGACACCGTGACGCCGCACGCCATCAGGTCGGCCGGGTCCATCGCGCTGACTTCCTGGGGCGTCAGGCTCGGGGAGGTGATGCGCGGCAGTACCTTGCTGAGCGCCTGTACGTCCATCTGCATCAGTTCGAGCAGGGAGACGCCGCGCAGCTCACCGCTGGCCGGCTTGCGCAGGGTCAGCGAATCAATGGTATTCGCGCCGCGGGCGATCGGCTTGTCGAGCGGGACGACGCCCTCGTTGGGGTTGCTGGCAGTGGTGGATTGCTCGGAAATGGTCATGGTCTGTTCCTCAGTAGACTAATGAGAAAATGCGCTACTCACGCTGGTTGAGCATTTCCTATGCGTTGTGCCATAGCGCAATACATGAACTCATCGGATAATTCATCTTGGTTGAGCGAAGACGGGGGCAGGGCTTTGCCTGAGAAGAAGGTGAAGTGAGAACCCTCGAAAGTGAGTGATATTTAGCTTTGGCTGGCAGGAGGCCTGCATGGAAACTTATAAGGTTCGCAGTGTTTCGGAGTTTATTGAACGTGTAAATGAACTTAAGAATGGGGCAGTTGATGGTGTCTTGTATCGTGGGCAAAGAAATTCGAACTGGCCTGTAGGTTCAGGTGCAAACCGCTTGTATAAGCACTTTTATAGTGTCAGCGAGAGGATGGCTTTGTTTGGTGAAAACCAACTGACACAAAACCTCCGAAATGGTGAGCGCCCCCTAAAACCTAGTTCGGTAAATGAATTTTTGAGCAAAGATCCCAGTAGAATTACTGTGGCGGATGTCGCAACAGTTCAATACATCAGCAAACTGGAATCGGGCGGGACAGTTAGTGATGACCTTAAGCGGGCTATCAGTAATTTTCATCATCGCCATGCTATAGGCGAAGCTGAGGGAAGCATAGCCGATGCATACGTAAAGTTTAAGGCTGAGCATGTTGCATACTACCCGGATGGAGGGCACATAAATTGGGACGTTCTTGCTCTTGCCCAACATTATGGAGTCCCAACGCGTTTGCTGGATTGGTCGCTTTCTCCTTTAGTGGCACTTTTTTTTGCGCTCGATAGCTCTGAGACAGAGGTGGTCGCTATATCACAATTAGAGGATAAGTTGGGTATTGATTTTTCTGCTGCGAATTCTCGATTAGCAGTTTCTTCTGTTGAAAATGGTAGTGGTGGAGTTGAGCCTGCTTTTAAAGTTCCAAAGTACAATGCGGCTGTATTTGTTAACTATGCTAGGGCTGAATGGTTTACTGCTGAGTCATTAGAGGAAAGCTGTGGAGGGAAACCGGAGGATTTACTCGCTGCTCTTTCTGTAAGACATGATGATGTCTATTTGACGCCTAATTATTACAATCCCCGGTTGAGACATCAATCAGGTGTATTTTCAATTTCGAAGAACACCTTTGATCCGTTTAAGGGTGATCTTGTAAGGATTGAAATAGATAGAACTTTTTCTATGCTTATGCGCGTGGAGTTAATAGGTCTAGGTGTGACTGCTAAATCTGTGTATGGAGATTTAGAAGGCCTATGTAAGGATCTGCGTTTCTTAAAGTTTGGTGGGTTCAACGGAATTTAGACGTAGTTTTAAGGGCGTGTGTAATTCACGCCCTCTTTTCGTTAAATTCCGATGGCCTTTCGGTGGGCTGCGAGCAGGTCTTCGCCGTCGACGACGTGGATCATGTTCAGCAGGTCGATTTCGATGAGGGTTTCGCCGTCGACGCTGAGCTTGTAGTAGGTCAGCGTGGTAGTGATCTTGTGCTCGGTTTCCTCGCCGGGGCTGGCTTCACCGAAGTCGATCTCTTCATGCCGGCCGCGGGTGACGATCTCCACCGCGCTGACGGTGCCGGAGTCATCCCGCTGGACGGAGCCGGCGAAGCGCAGTTGCACGCCGTCGGCGCGCACAGCGCCGAACTGGCGCAGCACGACCAGGTCCCAGCCGCCGAGGGTCCATTCCAGTTGCAGTCCGTCATCGCTGTGGCCGAGGTCGACCTTGACCGGACCGTCCATGCCGGCGGCGCGGAACGACTCCAGCTTCCGGCCGAGCTTGGGCAGGGTCACGGACTTGGCGACTCCGATGTAGCTGTTTCCGTCGTTGAACAGGTTGAGGTGCTTGAGCTTCTTGGGCAGGGCCATGTTGGTGCTCTCCTACGGCGCGGCCTTGGCCGCGCGGATAGATGGGGGGTTAGCCGGTGACGCCGGCGGCGAAGTTGACCAGGTAGCGGTCCGTGATGCGCTGGCGGAGCAGCAGGTTTTCCAGCGGCGGTACCGGGGTGTAGTCGTAATCCAGGTAGAGCTTGCCGGCCTTCAGCGTGGTGGCGTCGTTTGCCGCGGGGTCGTACCAGCACTCGCCACCGATCAGGTAGCCGTTGCGCACGAGCTCGCGGAACTTCGCGTTGATACCCTCGACGATGTCGCGCACCAGGCTCGCGTGCATGGGCTTGTCGATGGCCCAGAAGTGCCCTTCGGCCATCGTGTCCGCCAGTACCTGCGCGGTGCGAGTGTAGTTCTCGAACGCGAACAAGGGATCGGTGCTGCAGGTGCGCGAACCCCAGAAACGGAAGCCGTCGCGGCGGACCAGGGTGGTGACTTCTTCGGCGTTGAGCAGCCCGGCGTCGGTGGCGGGGTTCTGCAGGTCCCAGTAGATGTCCTTGCTCAGGCCCGACACGCCTGCCACGGGCACGTTCGACAGGGTCTTGTGCCAGCCGACCTGCTCGTCGAGCTTGGCGCGCAGGCCGAGGGCGCGAGCCACGGCAGCGGCCGGCTTCTCGGCGTTTGTGGTGGTGTCCCAGTTGATGAAGTCGGGCCAGATGAGCATGAGCTCGCGGGCGCCGAAGCCCTGGCGGTAGGCGCTGGCCTCGGAGACGGTTTCGCAGCCCCAGCAGTTCGCGTAGGCGAAGGCGCGCATCTTCTCGGCGATGGCGGCCAGCTCGGTGGTGACGGCCAGGTTGTCCAGGCCCGGTACGCCCAGGATGCGCGGGCGCACGCCGAGCTGGGCCTCGGCGGCGAGCAGGGCTTTCATGCCGGTGTACTGGCCGCCGGCGGTGACGCCGCCGATGATGTTCGAGGTGGTTTCCTCGGCGGTTTCGCCGTCGGCGACGCGTACGACGACGGTCACCGGGCTGGCCTGGTCGGCGATCGCGTCGAGGCTGCGCGCCAGAGTGCCGGCGCTGCCGGCCTTGCCGGAGGCGGTCAGGACGTCGGTGAGCAGCACCGGCTTGTTGAGGGGGAAGGTGGTGGCGTCGGCATCGTCAGCGGTGCAGACCATGCCCACCACGGCGGTAGCGACGGTGCGGATAGGGCGCGTGCCTTCGTTGATTTCAACGACGCGGACGCCGTGATGATAGTCAGCGGCCATGAGGTGTGCCTGTGCAGGTGGATGACACTGCACAGGCTGCCGCGCGCGCGGCGAGGGGGCGAGGAGGTGGGCTTGTAGTTCGGGCGACTACAAGACGCCGTCGGCGAAGAGGGCGTCGAGCCAGTCCGGTGCGACCGGCCGGTGTTCTGCGAGTGGAAACTCGCCGGACTCCGGCCAGTCGCGCAACTGTCGGCGGTACGCCTGCAGCGCCTGGTATTGCTCCGTGCTGAGCGTCGTGGGACCAACCTCGAGCTCGTCGCGGTGACGGGCGACCAGAGCGTCGGTGTCGTCGAGCTGGCGGTCGCGCCAGTTACGTTCGATTGCCGCGAGCGCTTCTACGGAGGGCGGCGGCGGTTCCTTCGTCATGGGTTGGCCATCAGCGTCCGTACAGATGATCCTGCCAGCACTCTGTTCATCCATGATTCGGGTGTGAACTGCTTCGCTGACCAAGACTCCATCAGCCGGCCAACTGCCGCTGGCAAGATAGTCCTCGCGCATGGACACGGCATAGAACGCCACGCGGCTCGGTGAAAACAGGTAGTCGCTCATTACTTTGTTCCCCTCAATACCCAATCGCGAATACGTTGATGCCGAAGTTCTGCACGGTGCCGATGTACTCAGTCGTTACGATGGTGACGTTCGTCTTGGACATATTCTTCTCGGCCAGGGTAACAGTTGAGGCCGAGGTGGCTGGCCTCCCCAACTCCCTTACCGAAGGAATTACATGCAGGCACGCATTCGGGAAGGGCGTGGGAAACGTCACGGTCTTGTCCAGGAATCCCCCAGGGTGGTCACCCACAGCCAAGTGGAGCCACTGGAAGATGAGTCCCGTGTCGTTGTCTCGCCACCAGCCGCTGGTTCCCCGCGAGGCTGTCGCGATAGTGCCTGCGCCAATATTGCTGCGGGCCGTTGCCGCGTTGTTCGCGCCAAGACCGCCGCGAGCGAGAGGTAGGATGCCGGAGGTTATCTGGCTCGCATCGTGAGAATGTCCAGTAGACGCAAAGTCAGTTGGACGGAAGTCGCCGTCGTGCCATAGCCGGCGAGTGGGTGTCCACTTCCCATCATTTTTGGTTGAGCGAACATGTACGTGTACTTCATTCGCCCCTTGCATGATGCCCAGCTGAGCGGAGTATCCATCTGTAATATATGGAATATTGATCAAGCTGCAGTAATTGACGAAGGATGTTGGCCCCGTTGCATATCCGTAAAACCCTCCAGCTAGGCCAACGGTGTCTATGCCGGCGGTTGGTGCGATATTTCCAGCGAGTCCAAAACTACCGATCTTGATGCCGTCGGTGATGCCATAGCCAGCCAGGCTCGTCGGTTTGCCGCTACTGATTTTGGACCAGTCCAGTCCGGGTATATCCGCTGCCTCCAGCGCCGCGCCGCCTGTGACCAGGCCCTTTGCGTTGACGGTGACTTTGGGGTATGTGCCGGCACGTACTCCGGTGTTGGAGAGGGTAAGAGGGCTGCTCACGCTGGTCGAGCCGTCGAAGCGCGCGGACCAGGTCGCGTCACCTGTCGCGCTTAGCGTGATTGCGGCAGCCAGTCGGTTGGCCGTGGTGGCGTTGCCGGTGATTGAGGCCGGCAACTGGCCCGCTGCGTTCAATCTGAGCAGCTTGCTTGCGGTCGCCACGGTGACCGCCTCGCTGACGTGAAGTGCATCAGTGATGCCATAGCCCGCCAAAGTGGTGGACTTATCTGCTTTCGGGGCGAGCAGCGCGTCGGTAGCCATCTTGGTATAGGCATCGGTGATGCCATAGCCCCCCAGCGTGGTGGCCTTGTTCGCCTTCTGTGCCAGCAGGCCATCGGTAGCAGCCTTGGTGTAGGCATCGGTGATGCCATAGCCGGCCAGCGTGGTCGGGTTACTGCCGGCGGTGACGATGCCGTTGGCGTTGACGGTGACCGCACGGTAGGTGCCGGCGGCCACGCCGGAGGCTGGCAGGGCGATGGTGCGGTCGGCGGACAGGTCGCCACCGCCGACCAGGCCGTTGCCGGCCAGCACCTTGCGCCCCTTGAAGTACGCGGCAACCTTCGCCGTCACCCAGTCTTGGGTGGCGTAGACGATGCCGTCGTCGATGATCAGTTCGACGTGCTCCATGCCGGATAGGATGATCTGCACGCGGATGGTCTGGGTGCGCGCGCTGCCGCTTTCCACCGCTGCCTTGAAGCTGGGCGGGCAGTTGGCGACCGCCACGAACTTCCCGTCGGCGTCCTCGAGGCCGATTTCCCGTATCCAGAAGCCGCCGATGGCCATCGGCAGTACCAGTTCGGCGACCAGCACGTTTGCACTCTGCTCGGAGACGAGCAGGCGGTTCAGTTGAGCGCGGTAGCGCTGGCGGATCAGCTTGGTCTGAGCGGTCGAGGGGATGGGGTCAGCCGTTTCGCCGGGCGCGCCGCCGGCGTCACCGATGAGCATATGGGTGGGCTGCCACTTCTTCCCGGCCTCGCTCGCCGCGATCAGCGCGGCCGCGCCGATGTCGGTGAGCAGGCCGCCGTACTTGGGAGTCGTCGGAGTCGTCATATCACTGCTTCCAGGGGCTGATTTCCAGAGTGTCGCCGTCGATCGTAGCCAGGCCGTGGCGGGCCAGGATGTCTGGCGTGATGCGCAGGTCCAGGCGGGTCAGGTGTCGGCTGACTGGGCGCACGTCGTCGAGCAGGCGCTCGAGCTCGAGCACGGTCTCTTCGTCGAGACCGTTGTCGCTGACGTCGACGGTGATTTCGAATGTGCCGGGCACGCCGGCAGGGGTTTGCTGCCACCACTCGAGGATGTCTGTCAGCGAGCCGATGGGCTCGACTACGCGACGTAGGGCGGACAGGGTCCCTTTGTGCGAGTGGACGAGGTACGCATCCCGAATTACCTGGCGCTTCACACGCTCCGGCCAGGTGCTGTCCCAGCGATCGACAGAGAACGCCCAGGCCAGGTACGGGAGAAGGGCGACCGGGCAGGTGCTGGGGTTCCATAACTGGCGCAGCGGGATCGGAGCCCGCTCGATCTGCGCCAGGGCTTCGGCGGCCAGGCGCTCCAGCGCGGTGGCGTTGTGCGGGAGCAAGTTGAGCATCACTCGTCTCCCAGTGTCAGCGTAATGCCGACGCAGTATGGCGCTTGGGCCGGTGTGGCTGCGATGTCCGACCAGTTGCTGAGCGTGACTTTACTCACGCCTTCCACATGCAGAGCCGCATGCACCGCCGATTCGGATACCTCCATGCCCAGGCGTCGACGCTGATGGACGTATGCCGTCAAGCGAGCCCGGGCGGCATCGAGTATCGGCTCGGATTCCGGGCCGATCGTGGCCAGGTAGAGCGTTGCGTCGACACGGTATTCGAGCACCTCGGCGGACTGGACAGTCAGGCGGTCCGCGACTGGGCGACGGTCGGCGTCGTTGAGGTAGGTGTCGACGATGGCCAGTAGGTCCGCCGGGGCGCTGCCATTGCCCTGGGCGGCCTGCACCGTCACCACGACAACGGCAGGCGATGGGCTGACGGCCGAGGCATCGCCGACGCGGCCGTCGGCGGCGCGGGCGTGGAAGATGTAGCTGTTACGCGGCCCCGCTGTGCTGAGGCCTTCCCATGCCATCTGCGCGCGCTCGCGCAGGCTGTCGTCGTCTTCCAGCACCTCGGCGACTGGTGGCACGGCTGATGGGTCGCCAGGGGTGACAACCAGGCGCTGGACGTTGTAGTTCGCTGCCACCTGATCCAGGTCCGCGCCCTTGGCGCTGGCCAGCATGGTCGCGAGCGCGGCCTCGTTCACGCGCTGCCGCCAGATCGTTTCACGGTACGCATTCTCCTGCAGCAGCTTGGTGAGGGGCTCCGATTCCAGTTCCAGGGTGGCGGCTACCTCGGCTTGCTGGTTAGCGGGCCACAGGGATACGGCGTAGGCCTTGCGCTCGGCGAAAATCTGCTCGTAGTCGAGCGGCTCCACGACGCTGGGCGCCGGCAACAGGCTGAGGTCTATAGCGGCGAAGGTCTTCACGCCAGGGCTCCGAGGTTGAGCGGCACCCGCAGGCTGAGGGGCTCGTTGGTGTCGGTCAGCGTGGCGACCAGATCAAGAATCGCCTCGCCAGCGGCGGTCCCCAGGCTGAGTTGCACGCTACGGAGCCGAATGCGGGGTTCCCAGCGCATCAGCGCCATCGCGGTTGCCGCGTAGGCCTGCAGCCTGGTGGTGTTGTTGAGAGGCCAATCGAGCAGGTCGACCAGTTGGCTGCCGTACTCGCGCCGCATGACCCGGCTGCCCAGCGGGGTGGTGAGGATGTCCGCAATGGACTGCGTCAGGTGCGCGCGGTCGAGTACGGTGCGGCCGGATGTGTTGCTCATGCCGATCATTGCGGTGGGCTCGTTGGCGCGCCGAGGTTGCCGATGTGGACATGCTTGACAAGGCTGATGCCGGCGGCGACCACGTCGTCGCTGACGGTGACTTTCCCGGTTACTGTCTGGTTGCCGGTCTGGGTGTAGTTGCCCTTGTGGGTGATGTCGCCGGTGAGGGTGATACCGCCGGTACTCACCAGCTCGGTCGTGCCGCCGCCGGGAAGGATGGCGCGCAGGAAGTGCGCGGCGCTGTCGTACTCGATGACCGCGCCGTCGCGGTATGTCGTGCGGTGCAGGGCTGGGCGATCGCCATTGGCCGGCTTGCTGTCGCTGAACAGGCCGCAGATGGCGATGCCCTGGGCGAGGTTTCCAGACGGGCTCAGGTAGACAACCTGCTCGCCAACGGTCGGCGGATCCCACTCGCGGTCCTCGCCGGCGCGTGCGCTGAGCCATGGGCGCCAGGCGGTGAGGATGTCGCCGGATTTCACGCGGACACGAGCTTTCACCTCGTCGACCTCGGCGATGGTGCCGTAGCGAACCAGGTTTTCAATTAGGCGGGAGAGCGCTGCGTAGTCGTTCATGCCGCTGATGCTGCGGCTCGCGCGCGCGGGATGCACTGGTCAGGGGGTGTAGGAGGAGGCGCTACAAGCGCGGTCAACTGACCAGGTGCTGCACGAGCTCGTCGCGGATCATGTCGATTTCCGTATCGGTGAAGCCGAGCAACTCGCGGCGCTCGTACTGCACTTCGGCCTGGCCGCGCTCGGGGCGGTCGCGCAGGCCTTCCTGGTGGACGCGCGCAATCCGGGCGACGCGGCCCAGGAAGGCGATGGCGATAGCGTCCGGGGTGCTCTGCAGGCGCAGGTACCTGGCCTGGCGCAGCTTGGTGAACATCTGTCGCTTGATGCGGCCGGCCTTGCCGCGTAGTTGCTTCGGCTTGCGCTTGGCATAAGGCGATCCGTCCAGGTTGCGCTGGGCGGCCACGCGCTGCTGCTGACTGCGGCGCAGCTTGCGCCCGATGGACTGGTTGAGTCGTTGGCGCTCGCCCGCCTCAAGCTTCGCCAGAAGGGCGCCGGCCCAGTCTTCTAGGGCGCTGAGCTTATCCATGGCGATGGGGGGGCGGCATGTCCAGGTCTCCAAGGGCGTCGCTGGCGGTGCTCTGCCATTGCGCGAGCAACATGTTTTCGGCGTACAGCTGCCAGTTGCCAGCCGGAAGGAAAGGTTCGAGCTGCGGCTCGTCCGGGTGGGTCACCTCGAGCCGGCCGTCGTCCAGCTTCTTGACGATGACGCGCTCGCTGAGGGGCAGCTTGATGGACAGGTCGACCTTGCTGTTGTCGAGTACGTCGGCCTCGAAGGCGACGGCCTCCTTGCCCTTGTCCTGGTTGGCCAGCAATTCGTGCTGGTTGACCATCAGCCAGGCCAGCAGGGGAATGAATACGGCATCTGGGTGGCCGGCGAACTCGGTCAGGATCACGTTGAGGGTGTAGCTGTACTCGAACGATAGGCCCGCTTCCACAGTGCTGCGGGCGCTGCCGTTGTCGATGAACACGAGCAGGCGGTCGGGGTTGTTGGCCAGCTCCGGGACCGCGGCCAGCAGGTGTGTCTTGAGGCTGTTGGGCTTGTTCACGGTGCTGGACTCGCAGGGTACTGGTTGTGGTCGTAGATCGCATCGACCTTGGCCGCGCACTCGGCCCAGGCGCTCAGGAGGTAGTCGCTGTCGTCACTCAGCTCGCCGTTGCTCTGCAACTCCGCCGGCAGCAGGCTGCAGCGCGTGACGATTGGACAGCCACTGACGATAACCGTCGGCTCCGGTGATGGCAGGGCGCTGGTGCAGCCGGCGAGCAGCGTCAGGCAAAGGCTGATCGGCCCAGGCACGAAGTGTCGGATCATGTCGCTTCAGCTCCTGTTTCTCTAGGTGATCGGCGGCGTGGGCCTGGCGCAAGGCATCCAGGCTGGCCTGCAGGCCTTCCTGTGCGGCGCGCTGCTGTGCGAGCTCGCCACCGAGGCGGGTGATGGTGGCGGTCTGCCGGGCGTTACGCTCCAGAGCGACCTGGAGCTTGTCCTCTGCGCGCGCTGCACGAGCCTGCTCGGCCTGGAGCTTCTGGTAGGTGCCCCAGAGCAGCAGGGCCAGGGCGCCGAGCAGGGCGAGGCCGTACAGAGCCTGGCGCAGCGTGCTCAAGCGGCATTCTCCCTCATGGCTTCGCTGTGCCGGGCATAGGCCCGCTCGAGCTTCACGTCGTAGAGGTTTCGGGCGTATGCCGGGCCGTTGTAGCGCCGGGCGAACTCGGCCCACTTGCGCCCTTTCAGCGCCCTGAGCAAGGCGGGATCGGCCTCGATGAAGCGAACGAAGGCTTCCAGTTGCTCGGCCTCGCTGCTCTGCATGCGGGTGACGAACTCGGCGACGCTGGCGTAGCCGAGGCGCTCGGCGTGGTAGCCCATCACCTGGAAGGCACCCCAGCTGGTGGATTCGTCGGCGGTGAGGGCGTTGAGCATTCGCGCCTGGGCGAGACGCTGGTACTCGCCGCTGCCGCCGATGTAGCCGCCGGGTTTCGGGTTGACCAGCATGGAGTGGGCGGCTGCGAGTTCGTCGGCGCGTGCCTGCAGCGACGCTTTGTCATCGTCGGGGTGACGGGGGAGCGCGAGACGTTGGTACATGATGTGCCGCTCGTACAGGATCGCGGCCTTGCCGTTGTCCAGGAAGCCAGCGCCCGCGCTTTCAACTTCGTTGACGGCCAGTACGCTGGCCAGCGGCACGCCCAGCCGGGTGGCCGCGGCCTGCAGGTCGCGCAGGCGCAGGAAGCGCGCCGGATCGGCGCCGCCGAGGACGGCCTGGGTCTTATAGCCCGCGACGCCGTCCGGGACCATGCCCACCGACTGTTGGAAGGCACGGACGGCGCTCTCGGTTGCATCACCGAAAGCGCCGTCGACGGCGAGGGTAGCGCCCCGCTGGTTGAGTTGCTGCTGCAGGATGCGCACGGCTTGGCCGCGGCTACCGTGTTTGAGTGCCTGGCTCATAGCTGGTCTGCCTTGCGGTTGTACAGGCGCTTGAGGCCCTGGCGGATCACGTCGGCGCCGAGCAGACCGATGACGCCGCCGAAGAACGGGGCGAACTCCACCGGGATGCCGAACAGGGCCAGGCCGTTGCTCACGGCCAGGGTGATGAGCCCGCAGACGAGGCCCTCGCCGGCCGCGCGCCGGAGGCTCCCGCCGCTGTACATGAGGCGAGCGGCGGCCAGCGCAGCGGACAGCGCGGCCGCGTAGACCAGCGGGTTATGTTGCTCGAGCCATGCGATGAGCATGGCCCAGGTCTCGGGGCGTTCAGGCATCTGTTGCATTCCTTGCGTCCTGTGGATGGGGAGTAGCCAGGGCGCGGCGGCAACGGCCGCCGGCGAAGTCGGTCGTCAGTCCCATAGGTTCACCACCTGGCGCTGCTCGGCCTGGGGCGCGGCGTCGGGGAGGATGACGCGGGTTCCGTGCGGGATGATCGGACCGAGGTCGGCCAGGCCCGGGTTGGCGTCGAGTACCGTCTCGGTCACGCCGGCGGTGCGCCCGTAGTAGTGCCAGCAGATGCTGTCGACGGTGTCGCCCTGGGCGGCGATCACGACGGCCATCACAGCAGTTCCACCGTGGTATGGCTGATGCCCAGGATGGTCCGCAGTGCCTTGCGGGCGTCGCGGCGCAACTGGTCCGGGCTGGACTGCTCTTCGGTAACCTTCTGGTCGCCGCTGTTGGTGGCGTCGAAGCTGTTGTATCGCTCGATCAGCTCCGCCAGGGCGCCGCAATAGATCACGCGGCGGTAGAGGTGCAGCAACTGGCTTTCGCCCTTGATATTCGGCGCCGGTACCTCGGCGAGGCTGTCGATGCCCTCGGCCTCCCGCGCCGTCCGATAGCCGGCGAGCTCGCGGTTGGCCTCGATCATGGTATTGACCGTCGCCACCTCGAGGCGGGCATCGGTGACGCTGGAGTCGATGCGCATGGCGGCGCGCAGCTGCTGGCCGTCGATCTCAGGCCAGAAGGTGTCGTTGCTGATGGGGTATGGCGCGCTGGTGGTGCCGCTGGCGACGAATCCGCTCATGCCTATCGCTCGTATGGGTCGGCGGTGGTCGGGGCGTCACAGCCAGGCAAGGAGGAAACCTGCTGATCAGCCCCGAGCCGCCGGGGTTGCGGGGGACCGCTCGGTTAGCTGGCGGGGCCAGCGTGTTTCTTGAGGAGGCGCTCGGCGCGCTCCAGGTCTTTCTTGCCACCGCAGTGGTCGTGCAGGGTAATGGCGCGCTTCAGCAGGTCGATGCCGGCTTGCAACTGGCCGGGCTGGCCCGGGGTGTTTTCATCCAGGTCTTCCAGGGTGGCGCGGCCCAGGGCCAGCATCAGCTTGGCGCGCGCCTCGTCCGGCATGTCCTGCTCTTCGGTCAGTTCCGCGGTGCGGGTCAGGATGTCCTTCGGAAAGCTCTCGCCGGCCTTCTGTGCGATCAGGGCGGCGGTGGCGACTTCTTCGGCGACGAGACAGCCGGTGGTGCGGCTGAATCGGTCCGGGGTCTTCAGTCCGTGGCGCAACACGTAGTCGGCGATATCCAGGCCGCCGCCGAAGTCACCGGCGTCGAAACGCCAGACCATGATGGTGAGCAGCACGTCATCCTGGGCACCCTGGCCGGCCGAGAGCACGCCGTCCACGTAGGGCGCATAGTCCGGCAGCAGCTCTATCTTGAGAGCGGCCTTGCCCTGTTGAGACTGCACCTGCTTCAGGCGCAGCTGGTCCTGCTGCAGCTTGGCGAGCATCAGCTCATAGGTGGTCAGACCATCCATGAGGGCGGCAGGGGCGGCGGCTGCCGCCTCCAGTGCCGCGCGTTTGCGCATCTGGGTGCGCTGGGCGAGGGTAGCCATGGTCAGACCTTCTTGATGTTCTCGACCAGGGCCGAGGCGCCGAAGTCTTCGATGACATAGGCCTCGTTCGACGACTGGTAGTCAGCGACCTGGTCGGCGTCCGGCTCTTCGCGGATGTGGCGGCGGCGCTTGCCGGTCTGCACGTAGATGGACAGGTTGCTCAACGGGGTGACGAAGACGCCACCCTCGATGAAGAACGGTGCGTCGTACTCGATTGGCAGGCCGCCGAGCCGGGTCTTGGTGATGATCTCGTCGGCGGCATTGGCTTCTTGGTTGGAGCTTGCGCCGTTTTCCAAGGCCTTGAGCTGCTTTTCGTGCAGCAGGGCCGGGTCAACGATTACGACAAGGTCCTTGCGCTTGCGGTGCCACGGGTCCAGCAGCTGGATTGCGTCGAACACCAGGGCATCGAGGGTCTTGTAGTCGCCAGTGGCGCCGATGGTCACTTTGCCAGAGCCGGCCTCGCCCTCTTCGATCACTCGATCCGGCGCGCTGGCGCGCATCTTCTGCAGCCAGCCGATGTTGACGTCCTGGAGCAATGGGTTGGTCGCCAGGTCGGTGGTCACGGCGGCGCTGGTGCCGTTGAAACCGATCATGATGCGGTCCAGACCTTGCTGCACGGCGATGGAGTTGGACAGACGGGTCTGGAAGTCAGGGAACTTCGCCCAGGCGTCGAGCAACTGGTAGGGGAACGAGGTGTCGAAGTTGGTCTTCTTGCAGGCGTAGGTGTCTTTTTTCAGGGCGCTGACATCGCGCGGCTTGCGGCGGCCGCCGGCGCTGGTGTTGGTGCGGCTAGCGGTCGGGCCGTTGACGCCCAGCAGGATGGCTTCACCCTCGGCCTCGTCGACCGGGATGATGTTGATCTTCTTGAGGAAGGCATTGGATTCCTGGATCGCGGAGTCCAACTTCTGGGCAGGGGTCGGGGCGACGGTGTAGGTCACCGTGACCGACTCAACGCCGTTGATCTTGGACTGCTGGGCCAGGTAGCCGTTGAACGCGAGGCGGGTTTCTTGACGCATGGGTGTTCTCCGAACGGGTGGCGTTTGTGCGGCTGCGGGGGTCAGAACTCAGTGAGGACCTGGCCGGCGCCGCCAGTGACCGGCGGCCGGGTGGTGTAGCTGGAGTCGGTTTCGCCCAGCTTCTTCACCAGCGCGGTGAATTCGGCGTGCAGCTTGTCGTGGGCGGCCTGCAGCTTGCTGTGGCTCCCGCTGAGGGTGGAGAAGGCCTGCGCCTGTTCGGCACCGTGGGTTGCGATCTGCTCGATCAGCTCGCCCAGGGCGGTGAAGGTGGCGGCGTCCTTGCCTTCTTTTTCCTTGCCCTTGCCGAGGAGGTCGCTGACCTTGTCGCGCAGCGCGGCGAACATGCCGACGGTGTCTGCGACTTCCTCGAATTCGAGGGCAACCTCTTCGGCGGCGCTGAACAGGTTGTCCTTGTGCAGTTTGCGGTGCGCATTGAACTTGAGCGCTTCGGTGCCCAGGCTGGCCGGGCTGTCGGTAATGGCCAGGCCGACCAGATAGGCCTTTCCGCTCTCGGCGAAGTTGGGCTGTACCTCGGCCGAGGTGTAGATTTTCTGACCTTTCTTGTTCAGTTCGATGAGACTGGCGGTGGGTTCGATCTGGGCAAACAGGCCGAGTTTTTTCGCGCCGGCGATCTCCACCTCTTCCGCCTTCAGGGCCAGCACGTCACCGAAGCTGCCGAACACCGAGTCAGGTCCCAGGCCACGGATGTGCTCGCAGTTCAGGCGAGCGCCGTAGGTCTTCGGATCGTAGGTCGCGGCCATCTGCTCGACCCAGGCGCGTTCGATGATGCGGCCGTCGGTGGTCGCGCCCTCGACGAAGATGCGGAACCACTTGGAGCGGAATTTCTTGGCGGGGGTGGTCATTCGGGCTGTCCTCAATACGGTGGCGGCAGGCGCCTTTGTGTTGAGGGCATGGTCGACAGAGGGGAGTGGCGCGGCAACGCGCACGGGTTGTAGTACGAGTTCCTACAGGGCGCGCCGGTAGGGGCCCGCGCGCGCGAACGGCAGCATCGGCGCCATGAACGCCATCGTTGACCTGCCTACCGATTCCCGCCGCCATGCCAAGCACCTCTACTGGCAGGGCTTCCGCATTTGCGAGATCGCCGATCTGGTCGGCGAGAAGGAAAAGACGCTTCACAGCTGGAAAACCCGGGACGAGTGGGACCGCGCTACGCCCCTGGAGCGAATCCAGGCCGCAACCGAAGCGCGCCTCGTCCAATTGATCCTGAAGGACCCGAAGTCCGGAGCGGACTACAAGGAAATCGACCTACTCGGCCGGCAGTTGGAGCGCCAGGCGCGGATTGCGCGCTTCCAGGACGGTGGGACCGAGACGGAGCTCAACCCTGAGTTGGCCAAGCGCAACGCCGGGGAGAAGCGCAAGCCCAAGCGCAACGACATCACCGACGAGCAGGTCGAGAAGCTGGTCGAGGTGTTCCTCGACGGATGCTTCGACTACCAGCTCGACTGGTACCGCGCTGGTAGCCAGCGCACCCGCGCAATCCTGAAAAGCAGGCAGATAGGTGCCACCTTCTACTTCGCCCGCGAGGCGTTGATCGACGCGCTGACGACCGGGCGCAACCAGATATTCCTGTCCGCTAGCAAGGCGCAGGCGCACATTTTCAAGGCCTACATCCAGGCGTTCGCTCGGGACGTGGTTGGCGTCGAGCTGGCCGGCGACCCGATCATCCTGCCCAACGGCGCCGAGTTGCACTTCTTGGGTACCAACGCCCGCACCGCCCAGGGCTATCACGGCAACTTCTACTTCGACGAATTCTTCTGGACGTACAAGTTCAACGAGCTGAACAAGGTCGCCAGCGGCATGGCGATGCAGAAGCGCTACCGCCGGACCTACTTCTCGACGCCCAGTTCGATGGCGCATGAGGCCTACACCTTCTGGACAGGCGAGCGCTTCAATAAGGGCAAGCCGAGCGCCCAGCACCTGACGCTGGACGTCAGCCACAGTGCGCTGCAGCAGGGAAGGCTCTGCGAGGACCGCATCTGGCGCCAGATCGTCACGATCCTCGATGCCGAAGGCCGTGGCTGCGATCTCTTCGACATCGACGAGCTGCGGCTTGAGTACGACGCCGCAGCGTTCCAGAACCTGCTGATGTGCGAGTTCGTCGACGACGGTGCGAGTATCTTCCCCCTGGCGATGCTGCAGCCGTGCATGGTCGACAGCTGGACGGTCTGGGATGACTACAAGCCCTTCGCCATCCGGCCCTTCGCTGACCGGCAGGTCTGGGTGGGCTACGACCCCGCAGAGTCCGGCGACTCTGCCGGCCTGGTGGTCGTCGCTCCCCCGCTGGTGCCGGGCGGCAAGTTCCGCATCCTTGAGCGGCACCAGTTCCGCGGGATGGATTTCACCGCTCAGGCCGAGACCATCCGGCAGGTCACGCAGCGCTTCTGGGTGACCTGCATCGGCATCGACACCACAGGCCTGGGCAGCGCGGTGGCGCAACTGGTCAAGCAATTCTTCCCGTCGCTGCGCACCTTCTCCTACAGCCCCGAGGTCAAGACGCGCCTGGTGATGAAGGCGTGGGACGTGGTGAGCAAGGGCCGCCTGGAGTTCGACGCGGGCTGGACCGACGTCGCCCAGTCGCTCATGGCTATCCGTAAGACCGTGACCCCTGGCGGGCGGCAGTTCACCTACACCGCCGGGCGCAACGACAACACCGGCCACGCGGACCTCGCGTGGGCGCTATTTCACGCATTGCACAACGAGCCGCTGGAGGGCCAGACGACGGCCAACACCGGCATCATGGAGATTTACTCATGAGCAAGAGACGCGACCGCCGGAACCATTCGCCGGCTACGCCAGCACCGCAGGCGCTCGAAGGCGAGGTGATCGTCAAGGACCGGGAGGGCCAGGCGATGGCCTTCACCTTCGGCGATCCGATACCGGTGCTGGATGGCCGCGACATCCTCAACTACCTCGAGTGCTACGCCAACGGCCGTTGGTATGAGCCCCCAGTCTCTCTGGACGGGCTCGCCAAGTCGTCGAAGGCAAGCGTCTATCTGCAGTCGGGCCTGATCTTCAAGCGCAACGCCCTGGCGCGGACCTTCAAGCCTCACCGGCTGCTGAGTCGCCAAGCGTTCGAGCAGATCGTCATGGACATGGGCTGGTCAGGCAACCTCTACCTGGAGAAGCGCGACAATATGCTGCGGCAGGCGCTCGGCTTGCAGCCATGCCTGGCCAAGTACATGCGCCGTGGGCTGGACCTCGACCGCTACTACCAAGTGCGCGGGTGGCGCGACGAACATGAGTTCAAGGCGGGCAGCATCTGCCATCTGCGGGTGGCCGACATCGACCAGGAAATCTACGGTCTGCCCGAGTGGTTGCCAGCGCTGCAGAGCGCGCTGCTCAACGAGGCCGCGACGTTGTTCCGGCGGAAGTACTTCCAGAACGGCTCGCATGCGGGCTTCATTCTGTACATGACCGACGCCGCCCAGAACGAAGACTTCGTCACCGACCTGCGCAGCGCGATGCGCAACAGCAAGGGGCCGGGCAACTTCCGCAACCTCTTCATGTACGCGCCCAACGGCAAGAAAGATGGGCTGCAGCTGATCCCCATCAGCGAGGTGGCGGCAAAGGATGACTTCGGCGCGATCAAGAACATCAGCCGCGACGACCAGCTCGCCATGCTGCGTATTCCGCCGCAGCTGATGGGCATCGTGCCGCAGAACGCCGCCGGCTTCGGCTCGATCCGCGACGCCGCCCAGGTGTGGGCTGTCAACGAGCTGGAACCAGAGCAGGCGCGCTTGCGGCAGATCAACGATTGGCTGGGGGAAGAGGTGGTGCAGTTCGAGCCCTACGAGCTACCAACTATGGACTGAGCACCCAAAATGGGAAAGCCGTCTCGGTGGACGGTCTTTTACGGCTGTAAGTAGGCGGCGAATACCTTGGTGGTGATGTAGGCAATGAATCCTCCATAGAGAAAGCCGTTTCTTAATAGGTACCACTTCTTAGGTCTGTCTGCGACTACCTGAAGCGCGGCATAGGCCCTCTGCCTCTGGTCTGGCGTTAGCCGGTCCGCCATCTCCAGATAATCAGAGTTCGCACGCAATACGCTTGTTACCTGTTCAAGTCGACGAAACGCGCATAGGACGCTGGCGGAGAGAGTAAGCAGTGCCACCAGATACATCGTTTCGATATTGAAGCCGACTCTGCCGTAGGGGTTGGTCTGAGCGAGATAACCACACGCTGCGAGGCTCGCTCCCAAAAGAAAGTGATCGAATTTATGGGAACTCTCCATATAGGCGAGATAGATCGTCATTTCCCGTTCGCTGCTCATTCCCTTCAATCTCGCTGATTCTCCAGATGCCGAACCATACCAGCGCATGCGCAGGTGGGACAGGCCTTCGTTGTCCGAAGCAAATGGATCGGCATATCGAAAATTTAACTGTATGTATAGACAGTGTTGTCGCTGCGAGGGGCAGGCGCGACTTGGCGCGCGCTGTCGTCCCCCCGCCACGCCAGCGGGCTAAATGGGGCGTTTTTTCTTCACCCCTGCGGCCCCCCTCAGAGCCGCCCAGGCGTTGCGCTTCCTTACGGGTATGGCGTGTCTCGAAACCCTGCGAAACCCTGCAGGAAGGGGCCTTCCTGGGGCTTGGCGGCTGCACAGCGGAATACGGGATAGGGGGGGATGTCGAAAAGAGTAATTTCAGTGATCTGCGGTCAGACCACAGCTGGAGGCCGCGTCGTTTGGGGCTTTAGAGATTACAAAGGGGAGTAACACTGGAGTAACTGAAAAAGTAACTTTCCCGTAAGTAATTGATTTTAAAGGCTTTGCCGATCCTGAAAAATCACTTCAAGAAAGAGTAACCAGATTACTTCTATGTTACTCAGAAATTACCTTTTGCCATCGCCGGAAAACCCTTGCAATTCAAAGGTTTGCAGCCGTTCGGCGGGAAAGATTACCAATGTTACTCTTTTTGCAGCCCCCCCAGTACCTAGGATTTCCCAAGGTTGTACAGGGCGGGCGCGTATGCGCGCACAGTTATTGCCCGCTGTCGCCAGCTCGTTTCAATCCTGCAGATACTCGTGCAGGGAGAACAAACAGAAACTGGGCCAGCGCCAATGCAAATTCGATTGCTCGATCTGCGTCAGCTTCGTTGGGAAGCACTGCGTCTTCATCCGCGTGTCGCTGTTCGTTGGCTCCAAGTCGGACCTGGTGTGCCCACTGCGCCATCTCAGTCGTTATCAGATGCTCTGTCGCCGCTTGGTCTATGCGCTTGTAAAGAGAGCCATCTTTCAGGCCCTTCTCCTTGAGCATTGCGTCGACTGAGGAGGCTGTCAGCATCACAGCGCCGGCAGGGGCGTGGACACTTGCGATAGCTTGCGTAAGAAACGTTCGCGCGCGCTCTGGAATTGTGTCTTCGACGGTTTTGGTTGAGGGCCAATAAGCGGCGATATCAAAAAGTATTTGGTCGCGATTATCGAAATGAGCAACTGTCGTCACTACTCCTCCACAGGAAGCGCAGATATAGACCTTCCAGTTCCTATGGTTCCGACCGTTGGCGTCGTGGGTATCAAAAACCGTGCGACCTGCCAGATTAGGCTTTGCAATCTGGCAGTGGGGACAACGGTCGAGACGAAGGTTTGCGTCCTGCCTCAC